CAGGGGCAAGGAGGAAGGGACGTAGGCGAAAGCTGAAAGCAATGTGGATGAAAACCAAATAAGGAGGAAAAAAATGACATACAGCAAGAGAGAACGAAATACGGCCGAGATGTTCGAGCCGTTTGTGGAAACGATGAAGCAGTTCGTCAAAGATGAAAACCTGAGCAATGCGAAACTTTCGGAAGCTTTGGGGCAGGATCAGACCTACATATCAACAGCTCTTATGACCAGGCTTAAAAACAATAAAAACCCTGTCATGAACTGCATAGAAGCGATAGCCGATTATTTTGACGCAGGTATCGTTTACAAGAACGGCTACTACTACATGGCAAAGCTCCCGGAAGGTGTGAGCTGATGTACGAGGAGTTTATGAAGACCTTTCGGGAGTTAGTCAGAGAGGACGGCATCGACTATCAGCAGTTATCCCACAAGCTTGGGTATGAGGGCAAGTATGTTGCTTACCGCATGGATGAATTAGCGAAAACGGGACGTATTTTCGCAGGTTTTCTTGAAGAGATAGCCGACTACTTCGGGGCAGGACTTGTGTACACACAAGGCAAGTACTACTTGGTAAAGAATGCAGCACCGAGAAAGATCTTCAAGGAATATGTTGAAAAGCTCCCGAAGCAAAGGAAACGGAAAGGAGTTAAGAAGGAGGAGAAAGTATGAGATCAGCACTACTTTACAAATATGGCGATATTGCCTACTGGACAGGCAACTATGCCGAGGGCGGCAACGATCTGATAGAGGCTGCAACATTAAACGCCGAAGCACAAAGCCCCACATATCACATCAGACCGGCTGAGCTTACAGCAGAACGCAGGGCAGAGGTAGACAAGAGTTTCAAGGGATACATCAGGCTCAACCACAAGTATGGATATCAGACAAGAGAATGTGCATACAGCGGAGATAAGCCTATCATTATGAAAGAGTATAGGCGACCGAGAAGGACCCTCCTCCAGAGGGTGCGTGACTTCTTTGTGGAGGTGGAAGAATGATAGAATGTGGCAATTACAGACCTTTCAAGCAGGTCAAACGTGACTGTAAGACCTGTGCTAATCTCATCGAGACAGGCGTGAACAGTCAGGGAAACGAATACTTTAAGTGTACCATAGAGGGTAACAACAGATATCCTTATGTTACAGAGGGCATCGTGTGCGCTTGCTATAAAGAAAAACCGCCCACGGCGTAATGCCAATGGACGGTTTATGAAAAAAACAACAGTTAAATTATAACACATTACAAGGAGGTTGTCAATATGGATGAAATGAAAAACTATCATACTGAGATTTGCGCATACTGCAAAAACGAAGTGACCGTTATGTGGGACACGGAGCATGACGGGTATGACATATACTGCCCTGCTTGTGGGAAAAAGCTCAGGCTTTGCAGTGCCTGCGAAAAGTACAAGGCTGCGCTCTGTGACTACAATGAGGATACAGGCGAGTGCAGCATGACGGAGGAGAAGAATAATGGATAAGTGCATAAAAGACCCCTATGACCAGTGTTTTCATGACTGTGAGGGCTGTCCGCAGTGCGGAAAACAAGAGGAGGAAAAGAATGGCTGATTTTTCGAGTGGCGTTTCGGGATATATCAAAGGACGGACGATAATTGAAGTCAACTTCCCGGTCGATACAAAAGGAAAAGCATCTGTGTGCTGTGCACAGTGTCCATACTACGGCAGATACGATCGGGTGTGCCGACTTAACGGCGAGCTGACAGCGTTTCCCGATGCATATATAGGGCAGAGATGTCCGCTGACATTTGAAAATGAGGAGGAATTAGAGAATGGACAACCTTGAAATTTACAGCAAAGTCGCCGCTGTCCCTGCTAATGCCCAGAAGAGCATAGTAGCAGGCAGGCTCAAAGGCATGACCGACATAAATCCCATGTGGAGAATAAAGGTGCTTACCGAGGTTTTCGGCGTTTGCGGTATCGGCTGGAAATATGAGATCGCCAACAAAGAGATCATAGAGGGCGCAGAAGGTACAAAGTGCGCTATGGTAGATATAAACCTTTATGTAAAGGTTGACGGAGAATGGAGCGCACCTATCCCCGGAACGGGGGGCAGCTCTTTTATTGCAAAGGAACGTGCAGGGTTGTACACTTCTGACGAATGCTTTAAGATGGCTCTTACGGACGCTATATCAGTAGCTTGTAAAGCTTTAGGAGTGGGTGCTGATGTGTATTGGGAGGCTGGCAGAAGTAAGTATACTGCCACACCGCAACCGCCGAAGGAGTACAAGTGCTGTGACTGCGGCGAGCCGTTTAAACCATTCACGTCAAAGGACGGTAAGACCTACAATGCAGGGCAGGTGTATCATTTAGCGATAGCGTCTGCCAAGAAAAAAGGGATAACAGACGAAAAAGCAAGGTGCAGCAAGTGCCTTGAAAAACTGATAGCAGAAAAGGAGACAGGAAATGCTTAACAAGGTTATATTGATGGGTCGGCTCACTGCCGACCCCGAGCTCAGGCAAACAGCCTCGGGAATAGCAAATTGCCGCTTTAATGTAGCAATCAACAGGAACTATAAATCTAAGGACACGAACGAAACACAGGCTGATTTTATAACAGTCGTTGCGTGGAGAAAGACTGCGGAATTTGTTGCTAAGTATTTCTCCAAAGGCAAAATGATAATCGTCGAAGGAAGTCTCCGCAACAACAACTATGAGAAGGACGGCGTTAAACATTACGGAATGGACGTTTATGCGGACAACATTTCTTTCGGAGAAAGTAAAAATAGCGGCGGCAGCAACAATCAAAACACAAACCACCCTGTGATAGATAACGAAAGCGTGTCACTTGACGATGTTGACCTCAGCGAATTTGAGGCGCTGGGCGACGGCGATGTGCCGTTCTGAGGGCTGAGTTATGGAGAATGTAAATTATGCCGATAAGTACGCTATAATGCAGGCAGTACAAGATATAGCGTACAACAGCGAGGGACAATCCGATCTGTCGGCTAAGCTGTCAGAGCTCCGTCAGGCTGCCTATGCTGCCGGGGAATTTGACAATTTCAACGAGGGCTTTGTTATCGCACGAAATACCCTCGACTGTGACAGGGATTTTCAGCGCACAGGGCTTGCTTTGATGTACGATTACAGTCTGGAGGATTTTCAGAACAGTGAGGATCCGTACAGGGATGTTTTTGAACAGGAAAACACTTTTTTACAGCAAAGAGCTCTGGAACGCATGGCAGCTATGGCAGCGAAAGTGGGGTTCAAGAGCTTCAAGAAAACATATAGTGCCTTTGTGAAAAGTCTTAGGCAGGTAAATCAAAGCACCTCTTACGCCTTGAACCCTACTTGCTTTCCTAATCAGCCTCTGGAGCTGGAAGCAGGAGAGTGGCTATGTGACGAAAGAGGTGTAAGGAAAAGCGGAGCTTATGGCGATGAAGTTGTCTGCCTGCATCCTATAATGCCGATAAAACGGCTTGTGAACATCGATACGAATGAGGAAAAGCTTGAGGTAGCGTACTGTAAGGGATATAAGTGGCGGACACTTATTGCAGGAAAAAATGAGTTGTTCGACCGCTCGAAAGTGATAAAGCTTGCAGCTTTGGGTGTGTCGGTAACTTCTGAGACTGCCTCGGGGCTATCAAAATACCTGTGTGATATAGAGGCAAATAATTATGAACTTATTCCGGAGGTGGAAAGTGTGACGAGACTGGGGTATATAGGGGATGGAAGCTTCTCGCCGTATGTAGACGGCTTGGTGTTTGACGGTGAGAGCGAATACGGCGGCATATACAAGGCTATTGCGAAACACAAGGGAAATTTTGAGGAGTGGCGGAAGACCGCCTTAAAGTGCCGCTCTGACAGTCTTACAGCACAGATCATGCTTGCAGCGAGCTTTGCCAGCCCTCTTATAAGCAAGATAGGCGCTTTGGCTTTCTTTGTACATTTATGGAGTGTTGCCTCGGGAACAGGCAAGACGGTCGCTCTGATGCTGGCGGCTTCTGTGTGGGGCAATCCTGGTATCGGCGGTGAGTATCTGCAATCCTTTAACGCTACACAGGTAGGGCATGAGCGAATAGCAGCGTTTTTAAACAATATTCCCATGTGCATAGACGAATTACAGTTATCAAAGGATAGTCACGGGCGGAGCAAATTCGATGTATACCAGCTTGGACAAGGCAGAGGCAGATCACGTGGAAAGAAGACAGGTGGCATCGACAAAACCCCTACATGGAGCTTATCCGTTCTGACCACAGGGGAAAGTCCTTTGTCACGGGAAAGTGATGGCGGCGGTGCAATCAACCGAGTTATCGATATAGAAGCAAATGCCAACGAGATAATAATCAAGGACGGTATTGGAACATCCAGAGCTGTAAAGCAAAACTACGGACATGCAGGCGAAATGTTTATAAACTGCCTTACCAATGATGTGATAGAGGAAGCTAAGAAATTATACGACCGCTATTTCAAAGAGTTGTCATCAGGTGAGACCACCGAGAAGCAGGCAATGGCTGCTGCAATGATACTTGTGGGGGATGAGCTGGCTGACAGGTTCGTTTTTAAGTCCGGCAAGCATTTGACAGTAGAAGAAATATCAAAGTTTTTGAAGTCTAAGGCGGCTGTTTCCGCAGGTGAGAGAGGATACAACTACATCTGCGACTGGGTTGCTATGAACGCCAATAAGTTTAAGAAGGATAACGAAACCTCCGAGATATGCGGCGTTATTGATGATGGATACGCATATATCATATACTCGGCGCTTGATAAGGCTTTGAGAGATGCAGGGTTTGATACGAAGTCGATACTTTCATGGCTCAAGACAAATTGCTTGATAGATGCGCCGAAGAAAGGCTATACCAGACAAAAATATATTCGTGTCGATCTGAAGCCTAAATGCGTATGGCTGCATTTGCCTAAAGATGATGATGAAGAACTCTCAAGCCTTATCGGGTTTGAAGATTTAGTAAATCAGTAACCAAAGTAACCGATTAGTAACGCATTAAAAACGCTGTAAACCTCGCAAAATTGGGAAAGTAACCAAGTAACCCGATTTCCCCATATATATAACATATATATACATACACACTTACATTCGGAATATTTATATAAAAATATTTCTTATATAGGATAATGTGCGAATTACGGTTACTTGGTTACTTTTTAAAGAAAACAACGTAAATGCGTGATTTATGAAGTAACTTGCAAAAGTTACCAATGGTTACAACAGTTACACGAAGAAAGGAAAATGAAAATGAAAGTAGAAATGACTGATATGGAAAAATACTGGCGTAAAGATAACGATGGTTTTGAAACTCTTAGAGAAGAAGATTACGTTTATGAAAATGCTTATGAAGGAAACTGTAATGCGATTATGGAACAAAGAGTATATGCCGGAATTGCAGCAAGGATTCGAGAGGAGCATATTGAAGATGAGCGTTATGAAGAGGGTCGTGATACAGCTAAAAACTGTCTGAATGGTATTCTTCTCAAAATATCCGATCAGCTTGAAAGGATAGCTGATGCGCTTGAAAAAGGGCAGAATGATGAACATTAAGCTGAGAGACTACCAGCAAGAGTGCATCGACACTCTTTACAACAAAGGGAGCGGGCGGTATCTTGTTCAGATGGCTACGGGATTGGGGAAGACAGTTACCTTCGCAAACTTAAAGCGACAAGGACGTATGCTGATACTATCTCACCGTGAGGAATTAGTAAGGCAGCCGCTTAAATATTTTGACTGCTCCACAGGGGTGGAAATGGCAGGGGACAAGTCAAATGGTGAGGAAGTCGTATCCGCAAGTGTACAGAGCTTAGTGCATCGCCTTGACAGGTTTGATCCTGACGACTTCGGGACTATCATTGTTGATGAAGCACATCATGCAGCTGCTAAGACTTACAGAAAGATACTTGATTATTTTTTACCGTATCAGCTTATAGGCTTTACTGCAACGCCTAACAGGGCGGACAAGGCAAGGCTCAACGATGTGTTTGATGAGATCGCCTTCAAGCGTGATCTGAAATGGGGTATAAAAAATAAATATCTCTGTGATATCGAGTGCAAAAGAATAGATATAGGCTTCGATCTGAGAGATGTACATACCCGTGGTGGTGACTATGCTCCCGGTGAACTTTCGGATGCGATGCAGGGCACAGAGGACGCTATAGCAGAGGCGTACAGGACACTGGCTAAGGGTGCAACACTTATATTTGCATCCTCTGTGGAACACGCTCACAAGATAGCGGATAAGATAGACGGTGCGGTGGTAGTATCGGCAGAAACGAAAGACAGACAGGAGATCATAGAGGCGTTTACACGGCGTGAGATACCCTGCCTTGTAAACTGCATGATCTTTACCGAGGGAACGGACATACCCCTTGTAGAGACTGTTATAATTGCCCGTCCTACCCAGTCTGACAGCCTTTACGCTCAGATGGTGGGCAGAGGCTTGCGGCTTCACCCTGACAAGGACAAGCTTACACTGATAGATTGTGTAGGCATCACAGGACGGCGGTCACTGTGTACGGCTCCGTCACTCTTAGGGATAGACTTAGAGGAGATACCAAAGGGAAAACAAAAGGAGGTCGAGGGCGATCTGTTTGAACTTCCCGAGCTGATAGAGAGATTAGCAGACAATCCGCAAAGCTGGATAAGGAACGTTGAAACTGTTGACCTTTGGGCGCAGAAACAGGAATATGAACTGCACGGCATCAACTTCTTTCAGATGCCTAACGGTGATCTTACGCTGTCTATTCCCGACAGAAAATTCCGAATTCCTGCTCCCGACGAGCTGGGGAACACGGTAGGCAGTGACGGCAAGGAGTACCCCATGCAGGAGGCTATTGACATGACCTATGCTCTGCTTTGCGATAAGTACGAGAACGACCGCTATATATGGGACTTGGAAAGGGTCAAGGCGTGGGGAAAGTACCCTGCATCAGAGGCACAGATAAGGCTTATCAGGCGTAAGTGTAAGAAAGATTTGAAACTTATTGATTTTAACACGTTGACTAAGATGCAGGCATCTATGATAATAAACAGGATAAAGAATTGAGGAGGTTTATATTATGGATATAAAAAAACTTGAAGAAGCAAAATCTATATTAGAAGAGCAGGAGGCAGTAAAAAAGACACTCGAAAATCTTGAAGCATTACAAGTAGCCAGCAAGCGTGATAACTTAGTTGTAGGCAGTACATTTGGCGGAGCAGTTGTTTATATAGACAAATTGCTGGGCGATAAGTTTTTAAAAGAGCTCAATGCCTTTTACTCTGCAAAAAAAGAAGAGCTATCAAAAAAATTCGAGGAGCTTTGATATGATCGCAGAAGACAGAATACAGATAACCATTATCGAGTGGACGCAAGTGCCTGCTGTTCGGGAGAAATACCCCGAGCTGGCGCTGCTGTACCACACGGCAAACGAGCGTAAATGCTCTGTGTATCAGGGGCATCACCTTAAACGCATGGGAGTGAAGTCGGGAATACCCGACCTTCACCTTCCTGTGGCACGAAAGGGATACCACGGCTTGTACATGGAGCTTAAATCCGAGAAGGGACGTTTATCCGAAAGTCAGAAGTGGTGGCTGGAACATCTTACCGAGCAGGGGTATCTTTGCAAGGTGTATCGGGATCCGAAGGAAGCGTTTGAATTGTTAGTGAGGTATCTTGACGATGAGAGTTGAAGAAATATCAAAGCTCGCATGGGCAAAGAAAACCAAGAAGGGGCTGAACGCTGCTGAACAGCTATTGCTCCTGCTCCTCACGGAACTGTATGAGAATGCCCGAAAAGGCATTATCGCTAAAGACGATGCTATAAAACGCAAGGCGCAGATAATAGCTGAGTGCGAGAAGTACGAAAAAGCGCATAACGAATATCTCAGTGTGTATAAGACGTATCAGGAAAACATCAAGAAAGGGTATGCCTTGATAGGCAGCATAGAAAAGGCAAAGAATGTTTTTGAGATAGCAGCTCATGCCTGCGAGCTGGTGGGACTGTATACCAATGATGAAAATTTTGCTAAAAGGCAGAAGAAAAAATGGGAGAAAGAATAATGAAAATACACTACATAGGCAAGACGTACAAGATACAGGAAATCATTTTGAGTGGGCAGACCATGTATGTGGTCGCCAGAAATGATAATAAGGCGGTATATACAGCTTATACCGAGCTGGAGGAAGCAAAGAAATTGTGGCGAAGTATGGAGAAAGAAAATGAATAGTCAACGATACATCAGGCTGCGCAGTGAGGATCGATGCGTAATGTGCGGCGAACAGGACGTGCGGACAATTCGGGGTAAATGCTTATGCGAAAACTGCAATCGGCGCAGAAAAGAGTATATGCAGCACTACTATAGCGAAAACAAAGACAAGATCAGACAAAAGCAACGAGTAAGCCGGAACGAGATCAAATCCCGGGGAATATGCCCACGCTGTCTGAAGCGCACCCCGGAAAACGGAAAAATAGTTTGCAGACATTGCATAGAAGAGATCCGGAACAGGAGGAATAAAAATGAGATCATTATTAAAACCTACAGGTAATCTCAAGAAAATCATCGGTGTTGAAGCTAACAGGATAATCGAGCAATGTGTTGATAAGAATTTCAAGTTAGTTCCTGTTGCACTTCACCGAATGGGTTTTGGTTTGAAACGAATCGAAAGATTTACCGAGATCTATAATGAAGTAATGGCTGAGTATAAGCAACACGACAGAGACGGCGTTTTTGATGTGATGTTGGAAAGAGAATATAAGGAATTCGATCTCAATCCGGAACATTACGCATCTCCCCACGTCCCTTATAAGGAACGGCAAAGGCGGATACACGCTAAGAATAAGCCTGTATCAGTCGTGGAAGCTGAGGAAATGAGGAGAAAAATGATAGCAGTAAAGGAGTATCTGGAAAATGACGAAAGAGCAGACGATAAAGCGTGATTGGCTGAACAGAGCCTTTTATGCGGAAAAAAAACTGAATGCGCTCCTCTATAAGAGAGAGCGTGACAAGGAACGGGCACAGCGCATCACGGCAGTGTTCGGAGGAAACGATAAGGGGCGGACAGACAGCCGTGAGAACGGCACGGAAAAGCTCCTGACCATACTTGCGGATTCAGAGAAGGAGTACGACGACTATGCGGCGGAGTATGCAAGGATAAGGCATGAGATAGAGGAAGCGATAGAAGCTCTTGACCCTGTGGGATATGCTATCCTTTCATACAGGCATCTGAGTTATCTGTCTATGGAAAAGATAGCCGAGAAGATGAACTATGAAAGAAGTACTATTCACCGAAAATATAAGGACAGCCTTGATAAAATAAATGATTTTTCATGAAAGTTGCAACACAATGCCACACTGTGCTATTGTATGCCACAATGAAAAGTGGTATTATAGTATCATGGAAGTTTAAAGAAAGCATCCTCCTTGTGGATTTGTGGATTTTTGTCGCATACCGTCAACAGGCGGTGTGTGTCGTCGAAAGCAAACGCATTTGCAAACAGCTGCGGAATTGCAGAGGCGTGATGCTGGGGCAGTACCAGCAGGCGGCACCAGTTGCGACATAGGCTGATGTATCATATCTTGTATGATGCTTTGCTTATAAGCGAAATGCCCTGCATCAAGGGCATTTATTTTCTCTTCCCTCTGGGGTTCATTTCTTGCTCCTTTCTGAACGTCGTCATAATAATGGCGGCGTTTTATTTTATACGAAATAAGGTGGTGATACCATGACCGATTTTAATGACACTGGATGCTTCAAGACACAGAATTATAAGTACTGTAGCGGTACTGATGCAAAAGAAATCATAATTGAAGCTGTAGCGGTATTAAGAAGCTCATGTGATATCAAAAGGAAATATGCAGCCACACTGGTACTTAAAGCACTTGTGAGAGAACAATTTTTAAAATATCTATTGTCGCAGTCAAAAGAGCTGTATCCATTCAGTAGAAGTGACAGCAGAGTGGTAAAATGGACTAAGGAAGTATTATCACGAAACAAATGTGAAAAGTGCGGTGCTTCTGATAAGTTGGAAGCACATCACATTATCAAATGGGCTGATTATCCACAGGGGCGAATTGATATCAATAATGGTCAGTGCCTATGTCACAGATGCCATACAGATGCTCATATAGGAGATCAGTCTTATTATATGATGAAGGCAAAAGAATAACAAAGAAGGTGAATGACTTGGTATTGCTTACACCAATGCAAGAGAGATTTTGCCTTGAATATGCCAAGTCAGGAAACCAAAGGCAGGCGTACATCAAGGCAGGATATAAAGCTAAGAATGAAAACGCCATTGACGCAGCGGCAAGCAGGCTGTTAAGGAACGTTAAGGTTCAGGAACGGCTTGCAGAGATTGCCAAAGAGGTCGAAAAGGATGCGATTGCAGACATTTCTGAGATGCAATCAGTGCTCACAAAGATAATACGACAGCAAGCTGAAGAGGAAGTCATAGTTGTTGAAAGCGACGGCGTTCTTTCTAAAGCAAAGAAAATGAACAAGTCCGCAGCTATAAAGGATGTTATAAACGCCATAAATACATTAGGCAAAATGCAAGGTGCATTTGTGGATAAAACAGACATAAACATTGTGGCCCCCATCGTCCTCACCGACGACATAAAAGAATGAAGGCGCAGAAGCTATCCCTGCAAAAAATCGTGGGGAAGAATTATGCCGACTTCTGGAAGTGCGAAAAGCGTTACCGTGTAGTTAAAGGCTCCCGTGGCTCGAAGAAGTCAAAGACAGCAGCACTCAACATGATAGCAAGGATAGTTAAGTATCCATTGTCAAACGGCTTGTGCGTCAGGCGTTATGGCAATACGCTCCGTGACAGTATGTTTTCCGACTTGAAGTGGGCGGTGCATCAGCTACAGCTTGATGGGTGGTGGGAGTTTTCTGTGTCACCTATGCAGGCAACTTATACGCCCACAGGTCAGAAAATACTTTTCCGTGGGCTTGATGATGGTATGAAAATCACTTCCATATCCGTGGATCATGGCGTTTTAAACTTCGTCTGGATAGATGAAGCCTATGAAATACGGGAGGACGACTTCAACAAGCTGGATATGTCCATCAGAGGCGAGCTGCCCGAGGGGTATTTCAAACAGATCACCCTGACCTTTAACCCATGGTCAGCTAATTCATGGCTGAAAAAACGTTTCTTTGATAAGCCATCGGACGATGTGCTTGCACTTACTACTACATGGAAATGCAATGAGTGGCTGGGCGATGACGACAGAAAACTATTTGAAGAAATGAGGCTGAATAACCCACGGCGTTACCGAATTGAGGGTGACGGAGAGTGGGGTATTGCTGAAGGACTTATCTATGAGAATGTTGAAATAAAGGATTATGATGCTGATGCTTTGAGACAAAGCGGCTTGAAGCCTGCTTATGGGCTTGACTTCGGCTACACAGACCCGAACGCTTTTGTGGCTATGCTTATCGACAACGAGAAAAAGATCATCTATATTTTTGATGAATTTTACAAGACAAGCATCACAAATAAGCAGATAGCCGAGGAGATAAAACGCAAGGGCTATGGCTCAGAGCGTATTATATGCGACTGTGCAGAGCCTAAGTCTATAGCAGAGCTTAGAGACGAGGGCATTCGCACAGAACCGTCACGCAAGGGCAGAGACAGTGTGACCCACGGCATTCAGCTGATACAGAATTATAAAATTATAGTCCACTCCCGGTGCGTGGACTTTACAAAAGAAATAAGCAATTACTGTTGGGCAAAGGACAGGGACGGCAAGCCGACAGACAAGCCCGACCATGAATTTTCCCACGGTATGGACGCTATGAGGTACGGGGTGCAGAAGGCGATAATGCCGCAGACATTTAGTTTTGATTGAAAGGAGCGTGAACACTGTGAAAAATTCTGACTACTGGAAGCAGCGTTTCACGCAGCTTGAAAACGCCCAACACGATCTTGGAGAGAGTGCAAAGCAAGAGATCAGCAAGATGTACGACAGAGCACAAGCCGAGATCGAGGCGCAGATAGACAAATGGTACAGACGGCTCGCCAAAAACAACGAAGTCTCGATGGCAGAGGCGAAAAAGCTCCTCAAAGGCAAGGAACTCAAAGAGTTCAAGTGGGATGTGGGCGACTACATCGAGTACGGCAAGGAAAATGCCATGAATAAAATGTGGATGAAGGAACTGGAAAACGCTTCAGCTAAGTTCCACATCAGTAAATTGGAGGCTCTGAACATCAGCTTGGAACAGAGTCTGCAAAAGCTGTTCACAGGTGTCGAAAATGTTACCGCCGATACTCTGAGCAACTGCTACAAAGAGGGCTATTACCGCACCATGTACGAGTTTCAGAAGGGTTTTGAGGTCGGTTTTGATATAGCAAAGGTCAATAATTCGTATGTGGAAAAGGTGCTTGTCAAGCCGTGGGCGGCAGATGGCTACAACTTTTCCGAAAACATATGGAAATACAAGACCAAGCTGATAAATGTCGTACACAACGAGATCACAAACAATCTCCTCACGGGAGCAGACCCGCAAAAGGCTATAGATGTGATAGCCAAAAAGATGAGCAACAGCAAATTCAATGCGGGACGTTTGGTCATGACCGAGGAGGCTTACTTCTCCTCTTTGGCAGCAGGCGATTGCTTTAGAGAGCTTGACGTTGAGAAATATGAGATTCTGGCTACTCTCGACAACAGGACCTCGGATATTTGTCAAAGCATGGACGGCAAGGTATTTGACATGAAAGACTATCAGGCAGGTGTGACAGCTCCGCCCTTCCATTGTTTCTGCCGTTCTACCACAGTACCCGCCTTTGACAAGGACTATGACATCAAAGGTTCGAGAGCTGCAAGGGACGGGGACGGTAAGACGTACTACGTTGATGGGGATATGAGGTATTCGGAGTGGAAGGCTAAATATGTGGATAAAACAGAGGAAAAGCCCACACCTCAGCCTATGCCGAAAAGTGCTG